ACTTTGACGAGGACAAGTGCAGCCATTTGATCGAGGCCCTGAGGCAGTACAGAAAAGATTATGATGAGAAGCTGAAGGCCTACAAGGACAGACCCTTGCACGACTGGACCAGTCACCCGGCAGATGCCATGCGGTACCTGGCACTGAGTGTGAGAGACCGGATTAACAAGAAGATTTCTAACTTGCCAAGACAAGCAGAACTTGAATACGGGATCTTTGACGCATATTAGACACTTAGAGAAGTCAGATGTCAAGTTAGTTGTTGATTTGATCCACAGGCTGCACGCTGAGTCAAATTTTTCAGAAGTCTTGTTTGACAAGGCACACTGTGCAGTCAACGTAGAGCAGTGGATAAATCACGACGGTTATTACGTTCAAGGTGCCTTTGATTCGAATAAAAACATTTTTGCTGTTTACGCCGGTTATATCACGCAGTACTATTTCTCAAAAGACCTTGTCGCACACGATTTTTTGATGTACGTGGAACCCGAGAGACGTGGTGGTTACACGATTGTAAGGTTAGTCAAGAATTTTGAGTCGTGGGCAAAGTCTATGGGAGCCAAGGAGATAAGGCCAGGCACGTCAACAGGTATAAAGTCTGAGATGAGCAAGAAACTTTACGAGGCACTTGGCTATAAATTTACAGGACACAACTTTATGAAAAGGAGTTGATATGTGTGGAGGAGTCTCATTTAGCCCAGGAGGAATAGCAGGCAGCTTATTTGAAGGTGTATCTAAAACTCTTGCCCCGGGAGGTAAGGGGGCTGGCACTCAAACGTCATCAATACCAAAACCAAGAAAGAAACCAAAAGTTACTGAAGAAAAAATTGAAGATCCTGAAGAAGAGATCGAAGAGCCAGCAGGTGACGCAGCTACTCAGGTTACTAAGAAGTATGCCAGGCGAGGTAGAAAAGCAAACATCCTGGCAGGTGCCATGGGAGGCATGAACATGGAACGCATACGCCGACGCCGGATGCTTGGGTCATTTTCTGAACCAATGGGTCAATATTGATAAACGACAAAGTCTCCAAACTGCTGCAACGGGCTGAGCAGCTAGAGGACCGCAGGTCCATCTGGGAACAGCTCTGGCAAGACTGCACGGATTACGTCAACCCCCGGCGAGGTGACTTTTCTGCAGTCAAGTCTAGGGGATCAAACCAGAGATTTGACAAGGTCTTTGACTCGACTGCTCCGTTAGCCAACGAGCAGCTAGCATCTGGACTGCATGGTCACTTGACGAATGCTGCTGAGAGGTGGTTTAGTCTCCGTGTCCCTGGGTCCCCTGAGTCAGAACCATTGAGAGCCTGGCTGCAAGGCACAGTTGACCTGATGTTTGACGAGGTATTTTCTTCTCCTGAGACCAACTTTGTCACCGCAATCCACGAGCTGTACCTAGACCTTGGTGCTTACGGTACGGCAGTCTTATATATAGAAGACAAACCTGGCAGGGCAGTCAACTTCAGAAGCTTTCACTTGGCTGAGTGCTATGTCTCAGAGAACGCTGAAGGTGTGATTGACACCTTATATCGTAAATATAAGCACACGGCAAGACAGTTAGTAGAGCTTTATGGAGAAGTCTTACCTGAAAAGATAGTCGAGCAAGCAGAGAAGCAACCATTTAAGGAGTTTACGTGCTTGCACGCAGTTGAACCACGAGAGACAGCAGTCAACCCAGACAAGCGAAATGCACTTGAGATGCCATTCAAGTCTTGCTATGTCTTGGTAGAAGAGAAGCTCATGCTGCAAGAGAGCGGCTTTATGGAGTTTCCTTACATGGTACCACGCTGGAGCAAGACCTCTGGTGAAGTCTATGGCAGGTCTCCGGCAATGATGTGCTTACCAGACATCAAGATGGTCAACGAGATGATGAAGACGACCATCCGGGCTGCACAAAAGGCAACTGATCCACCCTTGCTTGTACCAGATGACGGTTTTATCTTGCCACTCAGGACCATCCCGGGAGGTCTTAACTACTACAGGTCTGGCACAAATGACCGGGTAGAGCCTCTGACCACTGGTTCAAGGCCTGATATTGGTCTTGACTATATAGAATCACGCCGGGAGCACATCACTAAGACATTCCACACTGACTGGCTGCAACTCAGAGAGGGCCCACAGATGACGGCAACTGAGGTACTGCAGCGTCAGGAAGAGAAGATGAGGCTAATGGGCCCGATGGTAGGACGCCTGCAGTCAGAGCTTCTTGGTCCCATGATAGATCGTGTCTTTAATATACTCACGAGGCGTGGCCAGTTACCGATGGCACCCACTGAGTTTGAGGGCCAGCAGCTTGCCGTCGACTACGTGACACCGGTTGCACGAGCACAAAAAGCACAGCTTGTGTTTAACTTGTCTAGATTCCTAGAGCAGATGGTGCCTCTAGCAAACTTGAAGCCCGAGATGCTAGACAACCTAGACTTTGATGCAACCTTCAGGTGGGCACACAGTACGTTAGATGCACCGATGATGACCTTGACTAACATGGAAAGCATGGCACAGCAACGTCAACAGCGAGCACAGCAAGAGCAAGCCATGATGGAACAAGAACAAGCAAACGCACAGGCAGCACAGATTAAAGACCTGGGCGCTGCAAACCAATCGTTAAGTAATGCCGCAGGATAGTTACACACTGACAGAGCTTCATGACTCGTACAAAGCAGTCTTTAATAATAAAGATGGCGAGCGAGTCTTGGAACATCTGTGCAAGATTGGCCATGTAAATGAGTCAACCTACGTCACAGGTGACCCTGGAGAGTCTGCACATCGCGAAGGTATGCGTAGACTCGTCTTGAGTATCTTACGGTTTGTCAACCGAGACGCTCAAGAGATTTATCAACTCACACAGCAATCACAGTATGACTGAAGAAACTGGGTCCGTAGAAGCACCGGTCGATGCACCGGTAGAGACGGGCAGCTCAGATTGGTTAGATTCAATTGAAGAGAGTCTTAAGACTGAGCCAAGCCTGTCAGATATAAAAGATGTCAACTCTTTGGCAAAGTCTTACGTACACGCACAAAAGATGATTGGTGCTGACAAGATTGTCATGCCAAACGATAAGTCAACCGACGACGAGTGGAATGACTTTTACGCTAAGCTAGGTCGGCCTGAAAAATATGAGCTTAAGCAGCCTGAACTAAGAGAAGGTGTAGACTTTGATCCGGCAGCAGCGGCTGGTATAGAAGAGATCATGCACAAGGCAGGACTCTCTCAAACACAGGCACAGTCGATCATTGATGGCTACTGGAACATGATTGGTGATCAATACGACTCGTTACTAGAGCAAGCACAAGCAGATCAAGAGGCATCTCAAGAAGAACTTAGAAAAGAGTTTGGCCGGGCATTTGATCAAAAGGTAGCACTGGCAAAGAGAGCTGCTGAGGAGTTCGGTGGTAAACCTTTCTTAGAGTGGTTAGAAAAATCAGGCCAAGGCGACAACTCAGCGATTGTCAGAATGCTGGCTAACGCGGGAGCACAGATGTCAGAATCAGGAGCAATGACCGGTGAGGGTTCTCAAGGATTTGCATTGACACCTAACTCAGCAAAACAGGAGATTGGCCGTTTGACCGGTGACTCAAACTTTATGAATCAGTATTACGATAGTGAGGAACCAGGGCACGAGCAAGCAGTGATAAAGATGCAGGAATTGTATCAATTTGCTTATCCTGAGGAAGTAGCGTCATAAAAATGTTTTAAAAAAATATATTTTTAGCTATATTGAACTGGGGAGCGGACTTTTGTCCGTCCGAGTCTTATGCCGCTCGACTATAAACGTGGCAGTCAGGTCCGTAAGGGTAGCCTATAATTTAAACTAAACTAACGGAGATTTTTTCTATGTCTACGCAAATAACAACGGCATTTGTACAACAGTACCGTGCCAACGTAGAACATCTCCTGCAGCAAAAAGGGTCGCGGCTTCGCCCGTTTGTCAGATCAGAAACTCAAAGTGCTGAATTTGACTTTTACGATCGAATCGGATCTACTGCTGCCCAGGAGGTGACGGGGCGTCATCAAGACACTCCACTCGTTACAGTACCACACGATCGCAGACGCGTCTCGCTTCGCGATTTTGATTGGGCTGAGTTGATTGACAGAACAGACCGGATTCGACTTCTCATGGATCCCACTTCACCTTACGCGCAAAATGCTGCTTTTGCACTTGGCCGTAAGATGGACGAGATCATTATTGAGGCAGCAACCGGAACTGCTTCTACCGGTAAGACAGGCTCTGGCAGTGCTACGTTTTTAGCAGGCAATCAAATTGCTGTGAATTACGTAGAATCTGGCGGTGCTACAAACTCAGGTCTTACCATTGGTAAGTTGCGCAAGGCGAAAGAACTCTTGGATGCCGCTGAAAATGATCCAAGTGAAGCTCGCTATTGCATTGTGACTGCTAAGCAAGTCAATGATCTTCTGCAGACAACTGACGTGACAAGTGCTGACTTTAATACAGTACGAGCCTTGGTTCAGGGAGAGATTAACTCTTTCCTTGGCTTTCAGTTTGTCAGGACAGAACTTGTTGGTACGGACACTAGTTCGCACCGCCGTGTATTGGCTTATTGTAAGTCTGGACTGCTGCTTGCAGTTGGTCAAGACGTCAACGTGGACATTGGTCCTCGTCGAGATAAGCGTAATGCAACACAGGTCTACTGCTCCGCTTCATTTGGCGCTGTCCGGATGGAGGAGAAGAAGATCGTCGAAATCAAATGCGATGAATCTTAATAAGGAGACAATATGGCCGTAACAACGCAAAATAGTACCGAGTACGCAAATACTGTTGCAACTCCTCCTGTGATGAATCAGCCTACTGAAGATCACGGTCGGATGCGCATTCAGTATTTCAAACACACGCAATCCGGTGCAGGAGACGCAGGGTCTTCTGTAGCTCTTTGCAAACTTCCTGGCGGGAAGGTAAGAATGATCCTGGCCCTCTCAAGAGCCTACGTAAACTGGACTACTAGTTCAGCAAACTTAGATCTTGGCTGGGATGCTTACACTGATGCCTCACAGGACAACGAAGGTGACACTGTCGCTGCTGATCCTGATGGCTTGGTCGATAACCTCAGTGTTGACACTGTAGGTTATTTTAATTTCGAAGGTGGTCTTGCTACTACTAAGGCACTTGGTGGTACATACGTCTTTGAAAGCCAAGACGGAGTTGTAATTCGAGCAACTTCACAGGCTGCTGCTATGGCAGACGGTGACGTGATTGCCGGCTACATTGTTTATGTAGTCGATTGATCCTCAACAGGGGATCTTCGGATCCCCTTCACACAAGGAAAATATGTCAACAGTGATTCTCGTAAAAGAAGAAGGCAATGAGCAAGAAGTTGTCAAAGATTCTGCACAGCATAAAGACCTGGTTAAAAAAGGTTGGAAAGATAAGAACGCTCCTAAAAAAGCTGCTAAGAAAAGTGAGTAATGGCAACAGCCACAGCTAACATAGACCTGGTCAACAGGTCATTAGCACTTCTGGGTGTCGAGTCAATTACATCTTTGTCTGACACCTCGAAGCCTGCTTCTACAGCAAACTTGTTGTATGACAATACTAGGGCAGCTGTATTTAGGGCACATCCCTGGAACTGTCTTACTAAGAGAGCAGGTCTTGCACAAGATGCCACGGCACCCGTGTATGAGTACACGTATCGCTATATCTTGCCAGCAGACTTTCTGAGATTACTGACGTTAGAGGAACCAGTCGACGAGTACCAGCTTGAAAATGGTTTTATTTTATCTAACGACAGTACCTTAAATATCAAGTACACGGCTCTTGAGACAGATGTCACTAAGTACGACACACTTCTCGTAGAAGCCCTTACTGCAAGACTAGCTGCTGATCTAGCACAGCCCTTGCTTCAGAGCATGTCGGCAATGGAAGCCATGCAGCGTATGTATGAGCTTAAGATCAGAGAAGCTAAGTTTGTAGATGCACAAGAAAACTCACAAGACATCTTAGACACAGACTACTGGCTCGAATCAAGGCTAGGTGTTTATAGAGAAAATATAAGTACTCCTCCGAGGTTCTAGTCATGGCCACGCCCATTCAAGCTAATTTTACCGGCGGTGAAATTAGTCCACGCCTCCTTGGACGTGTCGACCTCACTAAGTACCAGAACAGTTTAGCTCTCTGTGATAACTTTCTGTGCTTTCCACATGGTGGAATCACAAAGAGATCTGGGACTAGGTTTGTAGCAGAGGTCAAGGATTCATCTAAAAATACTAGGCTCATACCATTTGTCTTTAGTACTACGCAAGCATACATCATAGAGTTTGGCCATCAGTACTGCAGGTTCTACCGAGACGAAGGTCAGATACTGACAGGAGGCGGAGCTATATATGAGATCAGTAGTCCATACGAGTCTACTGACTTAGACCAGATAGACTACGTACAAAGTGCTGACGTCTTGTACTTGTGCCATCCTAGCTACATTACAAAAAAACTTAGTCGTACTGCACACACCTCGTTTAGCTTTTCAGATCTAGACCCGTATGATGGACCATACTTAGATCTAAACACAGGTGTAACCTCTACGACCATGTATCCTAGTAGTCACACAGCAACTTGTTCTACTGACGTCACAATCACAGCAAGTGCTACCACGGGTATCAACGGAGGTAACGGCTTTGTCTCGTCAGACGTCGGACGACCTATTAGAATTTTTATTAATAATAAGTATGGCGCTGCTAAGATTACTGCAGTTGGAAGTACTACCTCGGTAACCGTCAGGTTGTTTTGTCAGGCTGATTCACCTACTCATCAGTGGGAAGCTTCAGGCTCTAGTAACGCGACGGTTGAGTGGCAGCTAGGCGCCTGGAGTGACACAACTGGTTGGCCTAGTCACGCAGTATTCTTTCAAGACCGTCTTTTCTTTGCCAACACGTCTGCACAGCCAAACACAGTCTGGGCCTCACGTTCCGGAGACTATGAAAATTTTAGTCCAAACGACAGAGACGGCACGGTCACAGACTCACATGCACTTAATTTTACACTTGCTACCGACCAGGTAAATGCTATTCGCTGGTTGTTCAGTAGTAAAAATTTACAGCTTGGCACGTCAAACGGTCCGTTTGTCATGAGCTCTGGAGAAGACAACATTGCCATCACACCAACAAACGTGGTTGTAAACCGTGAGACTACCGACGGTGTAGGTGCAGTAAAGCCAGTAGGTTCAGGAAAGTCAACACTTTACGTAGATCGCAGTAAAAGACGGATCAGAGAATTTGCATACACAGCTGCTGCTCAAGGCTACATCTCACCTGACATGACCCTGATCGCAGAGCACATTGCTGCAGGTACCAGCATAGAACAGCTAGCACTAGCAAAGTTTCCTGATAATTTGATCTACGTAAGATTAGCAGATGGCGGCTTGCGCAGTATGACCTACGAGAGAGATCAAGACGTGGTTGCCTGGGCAAGACACACGATTGGTGGTACTGACTC